GTTATAGTGTTTTTTAAACGATTCTGTAACCGATTCAGGACTAAAGTCTAATAAACTAGCATAATTATGGGTAGTAATTGTTTTGTTTGTAGAATTATCTGTATTGTTTACTATAATATTGGTAGTTGAAGGCTTTTCTTTTAACTGAATTAGATCTTGTGATAATTTATTCATTTGTTCTTCTATTTCTTTTATTTTATTATTTTCACCTTCATCTTGTTTACGTTTTATTTTACAAATAGTAAGATGGCTATTCAACCTATATTTAGAACTTAATTCTTTTTTACAAAACTCGCAATCATATGAAACATGCTCAATTTCTTTGGCATTTTTATTGTTTTCACGTAATTTTATACAATATTTTGAGGTTCGTTGATGATTATTTAATGATGATTTATCACTCAATTCAGTTTTACAGAATTCACAAATTGGCATTTTTATTATACTTATTATATTAAAATTTTAATCTTTAAATAGATAATTCACAAAAATTTACACAATTTAACAATTTTTTATTTTTAATCAGAAATATAACCTTTATTCACGTACTTTACGAAAATTAACGTCACATCACTTCACATCACAAAAATATTGTTATAATTAACCTTAATACAGATTAAAATTTTATAGTAAAAAGTAGTAAATTACATTAAAATTTTATACTATAATAAAGAATAAAAATAATGAGTTTAAAATTTCACAATTCACAATGAAATGTGTGTGTGGTAGACTATTATTTATTATCAAAAAAGTTTATAAACTATATTTTTAATTTTTATATTTACAAGATTACTAAAAAAATAAAAAAATTTGTTATAGTAAATAATTGTCAGTTTTTTAATACCTCTAAAAATGAGCCTTATTTATAATAAATTTTTATTATAAATATATTAGACCAAAATAGGTGTTAATATTGTTTTGATTTTATAGTTGTATCAACATAGTCATTATATTCTTTTAATTTTTCATCTGACATTATATGATAATTTGTGAGGCATAATACATCAAATAACTGTTTTAAACGATCAATCATACTAGTTAATTCAACATTTTCTATAATTTCGTGTCCATTTGGATTTATTTCTTTTTCATACATCATTTTAAAACTTTTTTCAATCATTTCAACATCTTTTATAAATAATAAAAAACGTACTTTTAATAATGGCCATAATGTTCGATGGCTTTGTAAACGATCGTCAATTGTATTTTTTTCATCTGTACCAGCTATACCAAATTTAAATTGAATATTTGTTTTTCCACAATCATCACATACTACACCAGAATCAATAATGTAAAAACAAGGATCATTTTCTTTAAATTTAATATATCGATGATTTTTTAAAGATGAATTGTGCTTTTTTAATAGTAAATGGTATTGTTCTTTATTTGTTTCTAGTTCTGTTGTTATAGTTGTAAGTTGTTCTTTATTTGTTTCTAGTTCTTGTGTAAGAGTTGTAATCTTTTCTTTATAAATATTTGTCAACTCTTCATTTGTTTTTTCATTACCAAGTTCTACTTTACCATTAAGCATTAATTCAAAAACCCATTTTGATACTTTTACATCAAATATTGGTGATATCCATTGAGCAATATTAATTGCTACTTGAGGATGTGCCCATGTTCCTTGATTTTCTGCTTTTCCACCTTGAATAGAAGATACTAAATGCGTGGCGGGGTATCCCGCCACGCATGAAAGTTCTTTTAAAAATGATTGAGTCTTTTCCAACCGATACCAATCATTATATTTCTTTCCACCAGCCTTACATAAATTTGTTACATCAACATAACCATCTGCCTGACGATATACAAGCGAATAATCATTGATAACAAGTGGTTGAATTTCTTTTGCAATAATTTTTTTACTTTTTTCTTTCAATATCATTGGAAAAATAACAATTTGATCTTTTAAATTTAGAAGCTCAAATGTTGATCTGTCTTGATCTAATTTATCTTTCATAATTTTTTTACCATTTTTACATAATGTAACCGTAATTACATCAATATCATCGTATTTATATTCATCCAATTCAATAATATCAATTAACTTTTCTATTTTAGCATGATTTTTTTTAAATATTTCCATTACACTTTCTGATTTTTCATAAATTATTTCTTTACTTTCTTGTTTGTTGTCTTTACTTTCTTTTAATTTATTATTTTCATTTTTTAATTGTTCTACTTTATTATATAATAATAATTTTTCATCTGTTTCTTCATTATCTTTTTTATGTTTTTCTTTACAGATTATAAGATGGCTATTCAACCTATATTTAGAACTTAATTCTTTTTTACAAAACTCGCAATCATATGAAACATGCTCAATTTCTTTGGCATTTTTATTATCTTCACGTAGTTTAATACAATACTTTGATGATCGCTGATGTGTGTTGAGAGCAGATTTAGTGTTTAATTCGGTTTTGCAAAATTTACAAACTGGCATTTTATTATAATTAATAATCTTTAAATCTCTATTTCACAAAACTTCACAAACATTTTATTATTAAATATAATAAAAATCCATCTAACGCCGGCGTGAGGGACATGAACCCTCCCTCTTACCAAGCACTTGTTGGTAATTCTTGGTCATAAAAAAACAATCCAGTTCCACCATAACCAATAAATGTTTTCCAACCTAATTCAGCAAGTTCTTTGATTATTGTTTCGCTAAAAGCTTCTGTTTTTTTCATATCATTGACATACTTTCGGTTGAATAGTTCCATGTCAAAAAAATCATTTTGCTGGTTACGTAAGATGTGAAAATAAATCTTTTTACGCATTTTTTGAAGTAGATAGTCATCTAGTGTTTGTATAAAAATGTTTGGATCAGATAAGTGTAACGGAAAAGAATTCATGTGTAGTATTTGTATTTGTATAGTGTTTAGTATTTAAATAATTGATTTTTTGAAAAACAATTTAGAAGATTAAATATTAATAAAATGTTTTCTCTTTTAGCAATTCAAATAAACGAAGGTGAATTTACCAAAGATGAACATGAAGGAACAGCAATTTTAACTGAAAATGATACAAAAGAACGAGTATTAAAAAAAGCATGTAAAGATACTTATATAAAACCGTATGTTATCAAAATTTTTAATCAACAAGGTAAAATAGAATATTACAGAATTACACGTGAAATAAATCCAACTGGTTAAATAGACATTAACCTTATAACAAAAAATTATTATAAATATATTATACAACCGAGTTGCCCTCTGTAAAGACTTGTTTTAAATATTGTTTTTTGGCGCATTTTTTCCAAAAAAGATGCTAATATAGATATCGTTGACCGTCCATTTCAATCTCTACTGCTTCATTAATGATATTTTGACGTTGTTGGTATTCATATTGACGTACATATAGTTCTAATAAACAAAAACATATAAACATGCATATAATAGCTATCGATGCTACAAACCCAAAAACATCCATAGTTAGTTTTAGTTAGTTTTATGTAGATGTCTATCTTTAGATTGATCTAAAATTTTTTATAGTATACTAAAATCATTATATCCTAATGTAACTAGTATACTATAAAGTCTATATAACCGTTCTTCATTTACAAATAATATAGATGTTTTTGCATAACGTGGTGATAAATGATTTACAGTTTGTTTTAATAATTGTTGAAAATTTGTACCTTCTTTTGCATCATTATATCGCCCTAATGTATCAAGTTGCCATCGACATTCTGGAAACTTTTTAGGCGGTTTTTGTTCATAACATTTAAATAATAAAAATAATAAGGAAAAGTCAATCTGAGTATCTTTCATACAATTCATGTATGTTTCTAATGTCATGATAGGAATATTTACAAACATACTATAATGTTCTCGAATGACAATATATAAAAGTTTTTCAAAGGACATGTAGTTGACAATTTGTTTTTTATCTAACGATTTATATATGTATTCACAAACATCTTTTTTAAAGAAATCAAAGGTTAAAATATCATAGGTTTTATTATTATCATTATAAAAAATTACATCAGAAGGTACGTGATAGCGAACATTATCATATTTTTTAAGTATAAGATGATCATCTTCTGAAAAAAAGTCAATAAAGTGTTCATTATACTTTAAAAAATTTTTTAAAATGTCATGATTATAATCTTGTTTATCTAATAAATATATTACTCTTTTTTGTTTTATCAATGTTTTATCAAAGTCTATATTTGGTACAGCATGTTTACAAAAATAATGATTGTAAATACAACGAGTGATAGGAGAAATATAATTGTCTTTTTTAAATTGTTCTAATGCTTTATCTATAATATGTTTAAATTCATTAGTATACCCAACAGGTAATATTGGGAGATATTTTGGTATAAATGTATCAATAGATTGATACGATAACATCATTTTTCTTTATAATAAGCTTAATTTTTTACGGTCAAGAAATGAAAAGTAATATTATAAAATTGAAAATAATTTTATAAACACGCGTAGTTAATTAGAAAACGTAACATGCCTAAAAAGTCTAAAAAAGTTACTATAAACGTAGATACAAATGTAGATACAAATGTAGATACAAATGTAGATACAAACGTCGTTAATGTAGAACCCACAATCGTTCTTACACAACCTAAATCTGTTAAAAAACATTTAACCGAAGAACAGATGGAAGAAATTTGTAAAGCAATTCCTATCAATCGTAATCTTCCTCCAAAAGTAGGTGAATCTATTATTAAACGTGTTCGTGATAAACTTAAAAAAGATTTGGAAAATGTTCAAATCTATCCAGAACTATTTCAAACGTTTAAAAAAGAAATTGTTCATTATTACCATACAACACTTGCACAAGCTGGAGAAGCCGTTGGAGTGATTACTGCTCAAAGTATCGGAGAACGTCAAACACAAACGACCTTAAACTCATTAGATTGGGAAGAAAAAGTCTTGATAAATGTAAATGGTTCATGTGTCATTGAACCCATTGGTAAATTTATTGATGACTTGATTGATGGTGAAAATGATAAAACCAAAATTCAACATATTTCCGAAAATCGTACTGAATATTATGATACAATGGATAAGAAAATGTGCATGCCAAGTGTAGATGAAAATGGTATGACAAGCTGGTTAACTATTGAAGCCGTTACACGACATTTACCAGTCGGAAAACTTGTTAAAATCATGACAGAAAGTGGTCGTGAAGTAAGTGCAACACAATCAAAATCGTTTTTGGTATGGGATCATGATGAAAAAAAGTTTGTAGGAAAAAATGGGTCAGAAGTTCGCGTTGGTGATATTGTTCCGGTTTCAACATTTTTAGAACGTGTTCGAGAAGATACTGTGTTGGATCTATCAAGCGTTTTTCCAAAAACTGAATACCTTTATACGAGTGAATTAAACAAAGCAAAAATTATTAAAGAAGCAAAGCCGCGAAGATGGTGGAAAGGTCATCAAGGTATTGATTTTATTTTACCATATGCACGACCTGATTCTGTATTTGCACATCGCAAAGATTTCTTAGAAAATGAAGTAAAAGATGGATTAATTTATCTTTATAAAAGTACAAAAATTGTGTCTCATGTACCTGAAAAAATGCCATTGACAAATGACTTTGGATTTTTAATTGGTATTTTTCTAGCAGAAGGATGTTGTACAGAAACATTTACGTGTATAAGTAACAATTGTCCATTTGTACGTAAACGTATCACTGATTGGTGTGATAATTATGGTATTACTTATCATTTGGTTGAAAAAGATGTTTGCAGAACCAGTGAAAATGGAGCGGAAATAAAAGGTAAAAGTTCAGATTTAAAATTGCATAGCGTATTGATTACACGTTTATTGTTCAAACTTTGTTATCCATCTGATTTTAAAAGAGGTGGAAAAGAAACAATGAAAGGAGAAGGATCGTCTAAAAAAATAGTTCCAAATTTTGCATTTTTTGCAAACAAAGACTTTCAAAAAGGATTAATTGATGGATATTTTTCAGGTGATGGTACTATAGATAAAAAAAATGGAAGTATTTGTGTAGTTTCTACCAGTAAAAATTTGATTATAGGTATTAGTTTTATACTTTCTTATTTTAATATTTTTGGGAAGTTTAAAGGAATACAGCAGAAAAAAAATAATGTAGGAAGCAAAAATATACGTTACATGAATACATTTATTATTTCAAATGGTTATGCACAAAATTTTGCAAAAGAAATAAGTTTATCACTTCCAGCTAAACAAGAAAAATTACAAACAATTACACTTAAACAAAATTATATGTATAGTAATGGAAAAAATCAAAAATACTTTCCTTCTGATCGTAATGTATATTTTGACAAAATTACTTCAATTGATTTTGTAGATTCAACAAAAGGTACTGTTTATGATTTTACAATTTCTAAAACTAGAAATTTTATGGGGTTTAATGCTTTACACCTAAAAGATACATTTCACTCAAGTGGATTAACCATCAAGACAGTCGTGGTAGGTGTGCCACGTTTTAGCGAGTTATTAAATGCAACAAAGGATCCAAAGATGAAAAATTGTTTAATTTTTTTGACGGAGCCAATGGATGGTATTCCAGCTATTCGTAATCGAATTGGTAATACATTTACGGATATTAATGTAAAACGATTAGTAAAAAATTATGAATTATTGAAAGGACCTTTAGAAGATTGGCATCATCTTTTTTGTAATATTTATTGTATTGACAAAAGTAATTTAGGATGGCGTTTACGTTTTTTTCTAGATATTTCTATATTGTATGAATATCATATTGCTATGAAACTTATTAAAAAACAGATTGAAGAAAAATATCCTAGCATGACAGTATTATACACACCAGAATCAAAAGGTATAATGGATATTTTTATCGATGAATTTCAAAATGAAATTCAAGATGATAATGAAGATGAAGAAGAAATAAAAGAAGAAGAAATAGTAGAAGAAGAGATTGAAGACGAAGAAGTAGAAATAGACGAAGACCTTGATAATGTAGATGCAGACATAGAAGATGAAGAAATACATATAGTTCAAAAAAAAGAAAAGGAAAAAGTTCAACCTGTTGAAGATGAACCATTAGATATTCCAGTAGATGTTCAACAAATGATTAAGATTGAAGATGAAATCTTACCGCAATTATTAAAAGTTCATATTTCTGGAATCCCTGGGATTAAAGAAATCTTTTTTGAAAAACGAAAAGCAACTGTTGAAGAAGAATGGGTAATTACGACAGAGGGAAGTAATTTATATGGTTTGTTTTCAAATCCATTAATTGATAAAAAAAGAACGCTATGTAATGACATGTGGGAAATATATAATATTTTTGGAATTGAAGCAACTCGACAATTTCTCATTGAAGAATTTATGGATGTAGTCAGTAGTGATGGTACATTTGTGAATTCAAGTCATGTTGAATTATTGGTTGATATGATGGTATATACTGGATCAATTATTTCAATTAGTCGTTATGGACAGAAAAAAGTAGGATCCGGACCTTTATCAAAAGCATCGTTTGAAGAGAGTTTAGAAAACTTTTTGAAAGCTGGGTTGAATGGTGAAAAAGAAACAACCGATGGCGTTTCGGCTAGTATTATTTTGGGAAAATTACCGAAAACTGGTACAGGTGTATTTGATTTAAAAATTGATGTTGATGCTATTATTCGTAATACAGTCAAACTCAACGAACAAGCTAAAGAAGCATCTAAAGAAAAATCCAAAGAACAAGCTAAAGAAACTCCTAAAGAACAAGCTAAAGAAACTCCTAAAGAAGAACCCAAAAAAGAGGAAAACTTGATACCAAGTATTTTTAAAACAAGTGGTGTGATTGAAAAAGATGTTACACCATTGGTGATTATCCCAACACAAAGTATTAAAAAATTCTCAAAGAAAAATACAGCATTTTAATTAGTGTATTCATAACATTTTTATCTTTATCCTTACACCCTTTTATAATAAACTTTTATTATAAATACTATAGATAACCACTGAAATAAATATGTGTTTAAATAAATTTTATTATAATAAAATGAGTGATCTAGATTCTGAAGATCATTCTGAACATGAAAGCGAAACTGATCTAGAAAGTGAATCTGAGATGTCTAGTAATTCCGAGAGTGAGACTGAGACTGAAAGTGAAAGTGAAAGTGAGAGTGAAAGTGAAAGTGAAAGTGAAAGTGAAAGTGAAAGTGAAAGTGAAAGTGAAAGTGAAAGTGAGAGTGAGAGTGAAAATGTTTCAGAAGTAGTAGAGACTGAACCAAAAAAGAAAAAAGATAAAAAGAGTAAAAAAACTAAAACAAAATGGGCAGAGAAAATTCCATCTAAACAATGTCTTGAAAAACAAGCAAAAGAATACGGAATATCTATTAATAATTTAACAACGAGACAACTTTATTTTAAATTAAAAACCTATTTAGGAGGTCAAATGAAAACTAAATTTATAAAAGAAGAAATCAAACTAAAGAAAATTTTTAAACAAGCTGAAAGACTAAATAAAGCAACATTAACGTTTACAAAATTAGAAAAAAAAGCAAAACGTACATCAAAAGAAGAAAAAGACTATGTTGATGCAAGTCTTATTATTAAACAAGCTAAACAAGAAATAGAATTAGAAAAAGAAAAACAAAAAGTAATAGAGATTAAAAAAGCTTTCTATGAAGAAGAAAACAAACGTTTTGATTTAATGTATGAATGCTATGTAAAAAATTTTGCTGGTAAAAAAATTAAAGAATTACTTCAGGTGTTTATCAAAGAAAATAAAAGTGAGTTATTAGACCGTAAACGTTTTTGTCAATTACTATTAAAACTAGATGAAAAAACATTACGAAAAGTGATTGAATTATATGCAACATATAAAAGACCATTGTCTAGTTATAGTTTATTTATTGTACACAAGCTAATTAGAATGATTATGCCTAATATGGAACATTTAAATGATACTATTATAGATGATCAGAAATTTTTTAGCGAATTAGAAGCTTCCATGATAACGTCGGTAGATCGTAAAAAACTTGAAAAACTAAGAGACTCACAAAATATGTTTACCCATTTTAACATTATTCAAAAAAATAAATATATAAAAGAATTGAACGACGTTCGTGCTCAACTATTTGGTAAAAAAGAAGTATACAAACGTTATGATGATGGTAATTTAGTGGTTGATGAAAATGGAAATCCTGTAATTGAAGAAGAAGCAGTGGAATCATTAATTGAAATGAGAAACAAATTAAAAGAAGACGACGATGATGTTTCTAATCTAGATCAAAAAATTAATGAATTATTAAATGAAGAACAGCGTTTACTTGATCTAATAAAATATGAAAATAAAATTATTAATGACAAAAAAGAAAGTTCAAGTATGGAACTATCTATTATGAACCAAATAAAGTTTTTAGAGACAAAACTAAAATCAGTCGAACGAGATAATGTAGTAGATGATTCTATTAGAAAAGAAATACGTACTCTCGAAAAACACGATGAAATTATTAGAAATATTAATCTTGGTAATGGAAGCGGAAGTGGAAGTGGAAGTGGAAGTGTAGATATTTCTAAACTAGATATGATTGATTTTTTAAAAAGATTAAGTCGATTATTATCTGAAATAGAATCTGGAGAAAATTTATACAGTAAAGTAGAAGAAATGAATAAAGAATATTCAACATATAACGTAAAGTTGTTGTATCATAACGATGAAAATATTAAAAAAATAAAAAATAGTATCATGTTACAATCTTTTTATATCCATCAAACTATCTTATCAGAAATAAAGACATTATATAACGACCCTTTAATTGAAATGGATGAAAACAAGGTTGATAACGTATTTTCACAGTTAGAAATCCGAAATATAATTCATTCTTTAAAAATACAATTGAATAGATTATCAGTGTATAAAGAAAGACAATATGCACGAAAAACACAGCAGATAAAAAAAACAAAAGAAACCATTGACGATAAAATAGACGATTTAGAAAGACAACTTTTATTATTTGAAGAAAATAAAGAGTTTTGCAATGATGTTAATGAACGTATTAAAAAATTAAAAGAAGAGCGTGATCGTGATTATGATTTCGATGATTTTTTTGTTTACATGAAACAATTTTTAGTAGAGACTCCGTACAAAAAAGAAGAAGATATAAAATTAGCAAATCATTATCTTTCAACTTATTCGATTATGCCTATTGAAGTATTCAAGCAGTTTAAGGAAAATTTTAATAATGAATTATTATATACCAAAACAGATACTAATTATTTAAAATATCAAGCAGAACTTGATAAAATAGATAGATTCAGTAAAGACATAGATGACATTAGTAAACTTTTAAGTATAAAAAACTATAAACATAAGGAAGATGTCCCAACATTAGAAAATAAATTAAAGATGGCAAAAGATAGTCTTTTAAAAGCTGTTGAAGACTTTGACAAGACAGATGTTGGACAAATTGGATTAAAAGGTAAAATAGGTCCATATAGCACTGTATTGAACAACTTAGACGAACATTATAGACGTTTAAAAAATATTGAATTAGAATTACAAGATGCTATGAATATAGATGTTGAACATATTAAAACTATTTATAAAGACAAAAAGAAACAAAAAGAAGTTTCATTTTATTTACCAGCAGAATTGTCTGACTGTCATAGGCAATTTTTTAAGAAACCATGGGTAAACGATTATACTGGTATTTTTTATGTACATTTTATAGATGAAAAGGAAATTCAACAGCAGTTAGTAAATTTTTCATCACCACCTAGAACAATAAAAGGAAAAGTCTTTCACAAAGGTACACATTATATGGATATGCTATTATGTTCAAGTAAAAAAACACAAGATGGTGATGTAGTTTCTATTGTTTTACCAGATGGAAAAGTTTATAATGGTATTATAGCATATAAACTAAAAAAATATAAGCCTCATGAGCCATCATTTTTGTTAAATGATAAAGATGTTTATAAACGTGAGGTAAATTGGAGAAAATCTCAAAATAAATCTGTAATGGAATTAATCGAAGAATATGGAAGCAAGGAACTAAATGATGATAATTTAAAAATGATATCGGAAGTAGTATTACAACAACTTTTAAACTTTTTTAATAAAAATGAAGCAATAGTTATAAAAAATGAATTGATCACAGAATACTCAAACAGAACTATTAAAGATTTGCTCCAACGACTTGGAGAACTTGTCATCTTTTTAGATCCATTATATATGAAACATGATGCTGTTTTATTTAATGAGCGTTTAAAAGCCGGTTTTATTAAAGAAAGTGAAATTTTAAAATTTAATCCAAAAGATATATTAAGAGAAGTATATGACTATACAATAAATGGAAAAGATAAATTAAACAAAGCATTATCGTTTGAAGGAATTGACTTGTTTAGACCAGAAGAAGATGAATTAATTACTGAAATTAATAAAAAAGTATCAGCCTCTGTAAATGATTATGTTACCAAACTTATTTATAAAATATTAACAACATATCGTTTGATTACAAAAAGACAAACATTTAAACATTTTACGTTTAATACATTATTCGAGTCACTAGATAAAAGTTTTTGTTCAAATGAATACAATGATGGTAATGATATTGTATATTATATTGAAGATAATAAAGTATATTGTTTTTCATTACAACACTTACTTCTTCATAAGATTACAATTAACCCATACACAGATAATTTGTTTTCAGATGATTTTATTAGCTTTTTGGCAAAATTTCATAAAAAAGTCCCAAAGATAGACACGATAATAGAAATTAGACAAGAAACAGATGAAGAAAAAGAAAATGCTAGACAACAATGGATCCAAGAAGAAGAAAACGAATTAATTGTTTTAAAACAAATGGACAAAGAGAAAGAAAACCTAGTTAATTTTATTTATAATGCATATCCCTCTTTAGATTATATTGTTAATGATGATTTTGTAAAAAAGATAATAAAAGAGACTAGAACAAAATTATCTACAAGTGACATAAAAGAAATAGTAAATGCTTTATTAAAAATAAATAAACGTGTATCCGCTATAAAAAAGAATGCTAAAGGAAACAGTCAAGAACAAATTGCGTATATTATCAAACGTTTTTTACGTACAATTATACAAAATGAAGAAACATCTTATCGTATAAAAATGTTAGAAAAAGTAAAAGAAAATAAAGACGACTTTACATGGTATTGGAACTCAAAATTAATTGATTATCGTAAAGAAAAAATAGATAAGGAAAAACACAAAGAAGTACCATCAATATTAGAATCATTATATACGGACTTGAATGAAATGGAAAAAGAAATAGTACGTGAACAACTGCCAGGTACAAGAGAATATTATAATGAATTTATTACTAACGGTGATTCTCTTACAAACTCTATTCATAATTAAGTCTATAATTAACTTTAGTGTTGTTATTTCTTTTTATAAAAATTGATAAAATTGATTTTAAACAAAAGAATCAATTTAAAATAAACAAACTTTTAACAAACTTTTAAACCAAACTTCTTAACAAACTCTTAAACCAAACTTACATGGATTTTGATATATTTAACGAAATAGAAGATAAAGACAAATGTTTGAGTATGGATATGGATATAGATGATGATGAGGAATTAGATGAGTTTGAAGAATGTCTACATGATGATATTATAAATGATAATGGTGTTATATCATGTACAGAATGTGGTATAGAAGTATCAAAAATAGTTTCTTATGAGAAAGACTGGCGATATTATGGTAGTGATGATACACGAAAAAATTCTGATCCAAATCGTTGTCATATTCGTAAAATAGAAGATAAAAGTATTTTTAAAGACGTCGAGAACTTTGGTTTTTCTGAAAAAATTGTAAATCTTGCAAATGATATGTATACACATGTTACAAAAGGTAAAATTTATAGAGGAAATTCTCGTAAAGCAATTATTTTTGGGTGTATTTTTCACTCTGTAAAAATGAATGGGAAAATGTACAGTTGTGAATCACTTCGTACCATTTTTAAATTAGATAAAAAAATCATATTGAAAGGATTAAAACACGTCAATTTAAATTCACCAAAAAATGGAACCATCGTAAATCGTTATATTACACCTATTGAACTTGTTCACGAATATATTGTAAAATTTCCCTATGTTGAAGAAGATAAAGTTCTAATAGGAGAATTATACGAAAAAATTAAAAATAAGAGTAGTATTATCAATCGTTCAAGGCCTCAAAGTGTTGCCAGTTCTCTTATTTATTATTATTTTTCAAATAAACTAGGATCAAATAACTTCTCGATTAAAGAGTTTATTAAAAAAGTAAAACTAAGCGAGCTTACCATAAACAAGATATCAAAAGAAATTATTAAGATTTTGAATCTTTGATAACCTTACTTTTTTTTAAAAAAATTTAATTTATATTTAATAAAAACATTAAATATAAAAAGGGACAAGATGAGTATTAATCAAATCGAGCAACCTGCTAATTTAAATATTAAATTATATCGACATCAGAAAGTATCTGTATATAATATGGAATTATTAGAACGTTATAAACGTATTACCATTAATCAACAATATAGCTGTGAAACAGAATTTAGTATCCTTGGTGATATGCCTGGATATGGAAAAAGTTATAGTATTGTAGCACTATTGTTACGGGATAATATGGAATGGAATATAAATGAAGAATATATTAAAAATGACATTCGTGTATTTAACGAGTCTGTAAAACTTATTCAAGGATGTGCACCTAAAAAAAGATTAAAAACAAATTTGATTGTGTGTTCTGTATCATTAATGAAACAATGGAAAGAATACTTTTCTAAAGCACCAAGTTTATCTGTATATGAAATATCAACTCGTAAACATATTCATGATTATGAAATTGGTAAACATGATGTATTATTATTAAGTTCGACTCGTTTTAATGAAGTAATGGATATTGTAGGTGAAAATTATGTATGGAAACGTTTTATTTTTGATGAAGCTGCTAGCACTCATATTCCACGTATGAGAAATGTTTATTTTGGATTTATGTGGCTTATTACAGCAACATATGATTATATCTATAATATTAAAGGTAATGGGTCTAATTTTTTAGTTTCTTTTATACGCGGGATTCCTTATAGTTTTTTAAACCATTTTGTGATTAAGAATTCAGAACAATTTATTAAAGAATCATTTGACATGCCTCCTGTTGTTACACAAACACATCAATGTATAAATCCTCGTATTCTAACCATTCTTCGTAATCATATTGATGATGAAACTCATACGATGATTAGTGCTGGAAACATTAAAGGCGCAATTGCTAAACTGGGTGGAAATATTTATTCAACCACAAATCTAATTGATATTATCAAGAAACGAAAAGAAGAAAAAATTATTAATTGTAAACAATCTATTACTTTCTGGGAACGTCGTGAAAACAAAAAAGAAGTAGACCAATGGAAAGAACGTTTGGTTTTATTTGAAAATGAAATGAAAGAAATTGAAGATAAATATCAAAACATGTTGAAAGATGATTGCAGTATTTGTTATGATAAAATTACGAATCATACAATGGTATCATGTTGTCAAAATATTTTTTGCGGTAATTGTATCATGAAATGGTTACAAACCAATCATAATACATGTCCTTTATGTCGTTATGTATTGAAACCAGTTGATTTATCTTTTATCGGTGATAAAGACGAAGGTGACGATGAAAAAGAAGAAAAATGTGAAGAAAAATTAAAAACAAAAAAAGATACTGTAATGGACATCATTAAAGATTGTGTACAAAAGAATCGTAAAGTAATTTTATTTTCATCCTACGATGAAACCTTTGATATTATTAGAAATGATTTAGATGAAAATAATATTGATTTTGCTGAATTATCTGGGCAACGATCGGTTCGTGAATCAAAATTAGAAAAATTTGTTTCTGGTCGTATTAATGTTATTTTTCTAAATTCTCGATTTAATGGTGCTGGTATTAATCTGGAAGTTGCAGATGATATCATTTTATATCATCGAATGACTGAAGGTATACGTAAACAGGTATTAGGTAGAGCGTTGCGTATTGGTCGAAAAGAATCGTTGATCGTACACGAGTTTAATGATGGTCTTTGATCATCTTAGATATTTTCGAAAAAATAGTATTTATTTATTTTACAGAAATAAATAGATGTCACATTCACGTTCTCCGTCACGCTCGGTGTCGCGTTCGCGATCACGTTCCGTAACATTAAGACAACGTATAGACACAACGAAATTAATAAATGCATTTACAGACAATAGTAGATATACTAAAAAACAATTAGAACTTATACGTCGTTTATCTAATTTTTTATCTGTATACATACAGAATGATAAGTGTAGATCTAAACTCAAAACAAAAGACAACTTACTCGATATGTTGTGTGAATTTTCTTATGCTTATGTAGCTAATCCACTCACGATAAAACAAAAAATAAAAGATGGATCTCTGGTAAACGGACGTAAAAAAATTGGCAATGATTCAACACATGGTCGTGTATACGAAAGTGAATTTCAATCTATTCCTTTAATTACAAAGGTTCCAATAAGATTTGATCCATCTTATATAAACGAAATATACATTAATTTTGTGTTGATTAATACGATGATTATAAAATTAAAATATAAAAAGTTTACCGATCATTTGGTACCATCTTATGGTATTTTTATATGTCCACATAATCATGCTGCCGTAAAAAAACATAAAAAAGATAATGAAAAGCTTGAAAAACGTGATATAAAACATGATACTAATATATCGTTTGAAGTTTGTTATGGGAATGAAATGGTAAATAAACCTTTTATTTATCTTGTTCAGGAAAAAGTAAATGGTGAAACATTTGCTAAACAATTAGAAGCTGGTATTTCATTAGATCTTTTTAGGTATTATTTGGGTGAAATTTTCATGACGTTAATTTGTTTAGAAGTATCTCCATGTCGTATTGCTCATAATGACTTAAAACCTGATAATATTATGATTGATCATCATGGAAAAGTACGTATTATCGATTGGGGAATGTCTAGTTTTATTGAACCAAATACAGGGATATATTATCAACCATTTACATATGACAATTATTATGATGATAATGATGAAAACAACCATACAGGGGCATATGATTTTAATTTTTTGTTACGTAACGTCTTATATTATGCAAAAAAATCGCCTGAAATAATTGAATATACTACAATCTTGTTAAGAAAATTTATAAATCGTTTTCATAGCGCAACAATGATTGATGGTAAGTATGAAAATGTAAGTGATTATTATAATTATTTATTTGAAAATTTATATAACAAAGAAGGTGGTAAAAAACGGGATAATAAAGTTTATGAATTTAATAAAAAAATGTTAAAATTTTCTAACTATGAAAGGTTAGCTAAACAATTTGGATTTTTATCGGAAAAACAAATGAAAATTATTGAAGAAATGAAAGATTTTTGGTCCACTCACCCTTCGTTTTTCACACCTTCTATATAGTTTTAGTTTTAGTTTTAGTTTTAGTTTTAGTACTTATAAAATTGATTAAAACAAATTGACTATTATAAAAACAAATTATGTCACATAATATCACCTTTATTAAAGTTCCTATTCAGGTGTGTGATACACAAAAAGATTATCATTTATTTGATATATTACTACCTTCTAACTGTGAAGAAAAAGTAATTCTTACTATTCTTAATTTGTTATGTAAGATGCGTTCAATTTTTTTAAATCAAAAAAATGTTGATGGGATATTATCATCGTTTTTAGACTCACAACCTTACATTATTTTTAATTGTATTTTGATTAAAGATATAGAAAATGAAGAAGAACGTATGTCTAATGATGGTTTAAAAAAAATAAAATTTGGCGCAAAAATATATAGTCTAAATAACCAAGAGAATAGTGATTTTTATTTTCATAGTATGATTTGTATGACTATTATGAATTATTACAAGTAAACATATTTCAAATCTTTTATAATAACTTTTTATTATAAATAAGTTTTATTTTAATGTTGTTTATTGTTTATTTTATTTTTTAGATTTTCCATATTTTTCAACTAATTTATCAGCTTTATCATTGCTTACAAATTTAGTTAATTTAGTATCACATGATGGGCATACACCTCTCATGGCAGGAATAGTACCTCTAACTTTATTAGAGTACATTTTCATTGAAATGTTCTCTTTAGGCAAGGTACGTCTACTACGGCATGAAACACAGTAAAACTGACGTTCTCCTAATTTAGGGGATCGTTTAGTGGATCGTTTAGGAGATCGTTTAGGGGAAAGTTTATTGACTGATCGCTTAACACTTGGCATTGTTTTGTTTATTACTATTAGGATAATATTAATTTAATATTATTCTTTGTAACGTAAATAGTGTTATAAATAAATGATATTTTTAAATCATTCCGTTGCACACGGTCACTAGGCTGTGGTTATAAAAATGATTTTTTAGTTTTAATAACTTAAAGGTAATAATCTATAATAAAATGAGTGACATCTTTTATTTACCTGAACATCTTTTATTTTTAAAAGAATCCATCGAAAAGACGGATGATAATAATGATCTTCAAATTTATTCCTATAAATCATGTACTAATGAAAGTAGTAATGAATTGAAAGCATACCGTGGATTAGTTTTTGATGGAGAGACATTAGTAGCATCATCTCTTGGATTTACAAATGAATATAATGAAGATGAATTAACAAAGATTCCTGTTGATATATTATCAAATTTAGAAAATTACGTTTTTTATCCTTCTGAAGAAGGTACTTTATTGCGTGTCTTTTTCCATAAAAAATGGTATCTGAGTACGCATCGCAAATTAGATGCCTTTAAAAGTCATTGGGGTAGTGGTGATTCTTTTGGAGATATTTTCCTAAAATGTTTAGGATGTAAATTTGAACAATTAACATCTACATTAGACCCTTACAATGTTTATTTTTTCATGATACGAAATACATTAGATACCCGTGTTGTATCAGAAGCGCCTTCTAATTATATTATCTATCATATTGGAACCTTATTAAACAATCAGTATTTTGATTTGACTACTTCAATCAATGTTCCAAAACAAAATCCGTTAATATTCACAAATATGCAAGAAATTCATACTTATTTGACAAGTTGTGATCCATTGAAATCACAAGGTATTATTGCATTTGCAAATGATAAATCTGGTAAACATATAAAACTCTTATGTTCTAAATATCAAAACTATCTTCGTATTCGAAATAATGAACCAGATTTATCTTTTCGTTTTCTACAACTTTGGCGTGATCAAACAAGTGTAATGTATCAATCATTTATTGAATTGTACCCAGATTACAAGCAAAAAGTAAACAATTACACAAGTTATTCTTTTAAAGTTGCAAAATACCTTCACAACATGTATTTTCAAAAATTCATTAAAAAAGAAAAGATTGTATGTCAGAAAGAAGAATGGTCTATATTACGTAATGTTCATGAATGGTTTTGGGCAGAACGAACTACTCGTAAAGTTACATTTGATATAATGTACAAGATGATGTTGACTGACTTTAATCTGCGATCTTATTACCGAATCATGAAAAAGATTATGGGAGCTATCACTAAAACAATTGAAAAAACTGAAGACGTTGAGATGTCAGAATAGACGTACCAAAGTTAATAAAAAGTAAGTATAATAAAATTGATTTTTATATTTAAAATCAATTAAATATATAAAAATGATTTCATTCACGGCAAAAAAGACTAAAGAATTTGCAGATTTTGTAAAAGAAAGATATAACAAAATTTACACTACATTTACGTTTAAAGATGATTCGCAAAAAGTAAAATATTTAGCTGGTGAAAAAAAATATACAGTACAGTCCAATATAGTTATTTTAGAAAAATATATTACTAATTTTTTGAATACTCGTAACAGTGACATTGATTCTTTATATGCTGATAAAGATGATAAAGAATCATTAGGTTCGCGTTCTTTTTCGTATCATATGAAACCTAGTATGATTGATGAGTTTGATAGATCATATACAACTATTTCTAATATATTGCAATGTGATGTTTTTACATCTTTAACTGATAAAACGCTACAAAATCTTGAAATCAAATTACCAAAAATTTTAAGTAATGGTGAAGTTAATTATGGTGAAAAAAAGAAAAAGAAAGACGAAGTAAAAGAAGTAGTTGAAGTAAAAGTAGAACCAGCAATCCATCGAATTAAAAGTACGATAAAAGACGCGTGGGATCTCGATTAAACTCTTTTTCACGAAATTAAAATTTAAACAATCATCTTTTATAAAAGATGATTGACATGCATTATATTTTTTATTTTTTAATTTGTTTAATTGGAATACTATTTTACCAACGTCAAAAAGTGAAACGTGTTTATGGCTTTTATAAAATTTTTAAAAATACAGTAGATCCTCATAACCAACAAAATTGTTGCCAAATTTTTTATGATATTTCAAAAACTGTCTATACACTGTTTTTCCCACCTTCTTTACCCGATAAATTTAATAATAAACATGTAAAAATACCCTATGAATTTAAAGAAAATAAATACGTATACTTATTAAAAGTTCCAAAAGGTGTTATGCCGATCGATTCTATTATAGATGAAGATGGTAATAATATTTTTGATGAGATTTTTCCATATTTAGGTCCTAATTTAGATTGCCATGGATCTAATGTATTTCCAAAAGACTTTGGATTAAAAAAAATAATTATTAAAGATATTAATGAGAAAGAATATGTATTTGAAGAAGACGACCGTGTTGTTATACCTACAAATACAAATAAAAATGAATAAATATACAAGTCTGTATACACGTGTATTCAATTCACTATATTCAATTCACTATATTCATTATAGTGAATAACTAAATTAATTTTATTTTATATATAAATAATTGAATCTATAATAAAATGGATCAGGATGTCTTGTATAACATTTTACACCAATCTATTCAAAATTACATTGATTACGCTAGGATTGAAAAGAAACAAAAATATGATTATAAAATAGAAATAAATGGTATGGTTAATAGATATGATCTAATCAATAATATTTCTTCACATTATCCATCTACTAGTAAAAAAATAAAAATAAAAACCAAAGTATCTACTGATGGGCTATATACAAAGCAAAGTATAGGTAATCATGATAAAATATTCATTAAAGAGACACTTTTTCCTACTCAAACACTTTTACTTCAACAAGATATTAAAATTAATGCCTACAGTGAATGTCAAAAAAGTGTAAGAGTAAAAGAAGAATTATGGGGAGACGATGATGACAAAAATGTAGATAGTCATGAGCCTATGCCTATTGTTTCTTTTAAAAAAGAACAAATAGAAGAATATCTTTTAGTTAAATCAATTAATGATGATGATCATGATTGTGAGTATGAATTATATATTACACCAAGTAAAATAATCATCTCTTTTAGTTTATTATCAGAAAAATCTACTGTATATTTGTATCAACTTTTACAAATACTATTGGCGTATGTTTTTACCGGGTATCCTTATATAATGACAATAGAAGAAGAAAAAAAGATAAGAAATTATATCGCTTTTCGTCATATTAAAAATGAACAACGTTTGTTTTTGTTCAAGTACTTGACAGATAAAATTCAAACCAAATCATGTTTAATTAAAAATTATTATCTATCTTTACCTGCTATTCGTTTTAATGTTGATGGATATATATTTCTGTTGGATACCTATGATAATCTTAAAAAAGTAAATAAAACGGATAAAGAAGATTATTATTATATTGATCAGGGTTTTATGTACCCTGATGCATATTATGTTTCATTGGATGAGATTGTTATGGATCAATATTTTAATATTGAAAAAGAAGATGCTTTGGTCTTTCATGATAAAGATAAAAATGAATATAGTGTATACACTCAAAATAGAAATATATATAAAGATGAAATAGTCGGGAATGTATTTATCCGCGAACCGTTTACAAAACTAAGTGTAAATACTAATATAGAAATGAAATTTTTATATTTTTCAAAAAAAGCAATGACAAAGGAACAAATACTAGATATTAAAACTATTTCAAATGTATTTGAAATGAGATCAATTGTAAAGCGTTTTTGTCATGATTTAGACATAGATTTCTTAATACAACTACCTGAATCTTACAAAAAAATTATTATTGAAACATCCAAAAAAATAAAAAATAATTCTGATAAAGTAAACTGGATTGCAGATTTTTTTTATAACTTTCTTACTTATGAATACGATGAATCAACAAGTATACAATATAATTTGAATGCTATACCTAATGATTTATCTAAAAAAATTGTTCATAAAAAAGAACTAGAGTTATGTAATGATCTTGAAAAAGAAAAAACAGAAATCAATGTATTTGATAACTTTGGACAAGATATAGAAAAAACTAAATATTATAGTGCTGTCATGAAACTATTAGATCAACCTAAAGTATATGCAAAAGAACTGGAAAAAAGAGTTCGTGGTTCTGTTACAAATGCTTGGATGAAATGCTGGGAAATGTTAAACACATTTAAACTTATTCCAGTTGATCATTTATCTACCTTTACTGTTTTTTGTAACGCCGAATTTCCAGGATCGTTTATACTTGCCATAAACCATTATATTAAAACACATACAAATAATAAAAAATATGAATGGTTTGCGAACAGTATATGGCCTACAGATGTGTTGAAAAATAAATATAAAGAAATTTATAAAGATTCATTTAAACTATATGAAAAGTATCCAAAACGATGGTTAATGAATGCTGAAAATGGTGGGGATGTCACTGATCTAAAAATGTTGGAAATTATTGATGATCGATTGAAACATAAAGTTGATCTATACACTAGTGATGTTTCCACTGGCTTGGAAATAAATGAAGAAAACGGTGAAGCTCGTAATCATTTAGGACAAGTTATATGTGGTTTAATGACATTAAAAGAAGGAGGTACAATGGTATGTCGAACACATATGTTTTTTAAGCCATTTAGCATTTCATTATTACGTATTCTTTCCGATTTATTTAATGAGTTTTATTTAACAAAACCAATGATAAGTAGACCCGCTAGTTCAGAAATTTATATTATTGGAAAAGGGTATAAAATAAATGAGTCTGTTATAACTCTTTTAAAAGATGTGTTAACACATTGGTCGGTTGATACAATTGATACATATATTGTACCCATTAATGAAGATTTTTATGTAAAAGTAGTCTATTCTTCTTACTATATTTATGAAAGACAATTGCATTTTTTGAAAAAGAATATGGAATTTACAAGAGCTCTTTACCAATTAAATAAAGATGTAAAAAATGTTAATATGAATTTAGTTAATCAAGCTCACTTGAATAATGAATATAATTTTCGTAAAAGTATTGTTGATCATTGGAAAGTTAAGTTTCCTGTACCAAACTTGCTCAAAGAAGATGATTTATAAGACGGTGGTGATGGTTCATTTGATTTTATTACTTTTTTATAGTAATAAAAATAATCTCATCGTCTAATCTTATTATATATTTTTAAAAAAGCGGATTTTTTAATTTCTATAAATATAAATGTTAGGATCAGATCGTCGTATTGATCCCGAAAACATAAGAGATGCTATGAAAAGACGTAAAAATGATAATGGTATTTTAACATATAACATTGATGATATTGAAATGCATATAGAAGGTATTAAAATAATTAACGAATATTCATCTTGTAATATTGAAATGTCTCAATTAGAAAATATTCGCCCTTATTTAGAATTTATTCATGCATTAGAAAAAATGTCTGGATCAGAGTTACTTGTTAATTTTCCTTTACATTCAACCTATGGTACATTTTTTGGTCCTTATGGTCATAAAGGACTCACTTATACCCTTGAATATTCTTACATTATTGCTTTTTTATTAGGTTGCAAAGATTTTATTGGTGCTCATAAGTGTGTTTATCATTCTCCAAGTAATGTTACAAAAGATGATGATCCGCAACCATTAACATGGTATGAAGTGATGTCGGCTATTGTAGAATATATAAATAAAGAAATGAATATTAATGATGCATCTGTTAATCCTTATCCTGATTATATGAACTACCCAGAAGATAAAGTAAACAAAAATGTATGCAAAGAAATTTCTTTACTCGGAAAAAATAGTTTTAAATGTATGAAAGGTTATGATGGTGAAGAATATTGTTTAAAATTTGAAGAAGCACCAAATGAAGCAGAAGGTCGTTATAAAACATTTCAAGATTGTCAAAAAAATTGTTCACCAGAAATACATTATAAATGTGAAGGCAATGGTTGCACACAAACTACTGATAATGTTGATCAAATTAATGTATTTGCAACAAAAGAAGAATGTGTTTATAAATGTATGAATAAACCTCAACCTTCAACTTTATTAGAAAGTTTTTTAGGACATGATCAAATGTATAATCACGATAAAAAGATAAACAAATATATGGTTTTGATTGTGATTGCGACCTTGTTATTTGTCATCTTATCAAGTAAAATTGTTTATTTTTTAACAAATTCATTATTTGGAATAACAACTGATCAAAACGGTTCACCTACTGAAGCTGGTATTCTTTTACATGCTATTGTATTTTTTGGTATTTTATATGCTGTATATAAATTGATTAAAAAGCATAAAAAACATGTTTCCTTTAATTTATTAAAAGGAAATGATTGCAGAGAAGGTAATCTATGTAGTGATAACACTTTTTGCGACTGTCCAGATGAATATTGTAAATTTAATGACAAAGGAGAAGGATTATGTGTAAAAGTATAAGAATTGAATTCTATAAGAAAATTTATTAGAAATTTATTAGACGTACTAATTTTATAAAATTGATTTTTATAAAATAAAAGATAAAAAGTATAAAAACAACTCACAAACACCCTCAAACAATGAGCTTCGACAACACCCAAATTACTTCAGCTACTGGCTATAACGTTAGTAACATTATTTACGGAAAGCCTCGTGATGGTTCGATTCCTAACAGCACGGTTTCGTTCAAACGTATTCCTATTGGCACTCGTAATCCTGACGGCACTACTGGTGAATTGATTTTGCCTACTGAAACTCTCTTTTCGTTTGGCTTGCAACCCAGTGTGAATATGACTACTGGCAAAACGGATGGCTATACGCTTGCCCTTTGCCTGTGGAATATGGATGGCGCCACTCCTCAACAAAAAGCTTGGACGGATACGTTTAATGCTATTTGTAATCATGTTGCTGATCATGTTTTGGAACATCGTGATGACATCGGTAAGTATGAATTAGAAAATGCTGATTTGAAAAAGCTTCGTACCAAGAGTCTTTTCTGGAAGTTGGACAAGGGTAAGATCGTGGAAGGTACTGGTCCGATGTTGTACGCGAAAGTGTTGCAAAACAAGAAAAATGGTAATTTGGCGATTACGTCGCTGTTTTATGATGAAAATGGTCGTGACATTGACCCTATGACTTTGTTGAATAAGCAATGCCATGCGAAGGTTGCTATCAAGATTGAAGGTATTTTCATTGGAAGCAAGATTAGCTTGCAAGTAAAGTTGCATGAAGCTGAAATTAAAATGAAAGATTCTGGGATTAAGCGTTTGTTGCGTCCTGCGTTGACATCGACTACTGTTACGTCGTCTGATATGCCATCGCAAGCTGCCAATGCCACTATCTCCACTACTGATGCCACCGGAGATGGAGATGAAGATGATGATACTGGATCGTTGAAAGGAGACGAGTCCGAAGAAGAACAAGAACGTACCCCTACCCCCCCACCGGCTCCTGTAAAGGCTCCTGTTCGACGCATGGGTAAGAAGTAAAAAATAATTAAATTAAATCATATACATTCAAAAATAAAAATTAAATCAAAAATTCAATTAAATATACAAGATAATAATCTTATATATTATAAATAAATGAGTGCAAATTATAAAAAGTTTAGCGAATGCGGTGTTTTTAATGGATGTAATCGTATGCTCGTAAAAGGAGATTCTCGAATTATGAATCCTCTCATGATGGGTTTAGAAGCAAAAAATCCTTTTAAAATACAATACAATGGTATGAATGTACCACCATTGGTTGATAATAATACTAATGTCTATAATAGATTAAAGAGTGCCTATCCCCAATCATATATAAACTAACTAACAGAATTTTAAGACAATTTTCAAGACAATTTTATAATAAAATTTTTATTATAAATAAGGTTAACAACAGGTTGATACAATTGGTTTTTGGTAAAAAAGCGGTTTTTAATATGGGTTTATATTTTGACCAGCTCCAGATTGATTACCATATTCTACAAAAGATTCATTATTATTCATAATAGATTGTTCTGAATTAACAGGATAGTTTGAGTTTGCAGTGTCTAATGTACTTACACGACCGTCGTCTGCTACGTTATTCATACCAATGATTTGCCCACCACTAATAAAGACAGGGCTAGCCATTGCTACGATTACGTCTGATACAGCACGAACAGATGCATTTTGAGGTACATAACCAGCACTATTGATACCAGTCGTATAATTGGATACATACTGGATAATGTTAGGTCGTGCCGTATTTGAAATACCAAAATTTCCAGGTGCGTTGGTACCATTTTGTGTTGAATAATAAGACATGTTTTATCTAATATAAAAAATTTTAATTTTTTATATGATTTTAATTACTACAACGTGTTTATTTTTTAAAGATTTTTATTTAATATCCAGGCCCAGCAACACCATTAGGGTAGAGAGGGTAAATATTAACAGCACCTTGGGCGATAAGGTTATTGTCATAATTTTGAGCTTT